CGCACTTTTGGATCGACCCAAAATGAGAATTTAGGGCCGTAAACCAACAATACAGCACACAGCAATCGATTAAAAGTGGAAATCGCATCTAGGTACGGGTTTTTTATCGCGCAACACAACGCAATTGGTGAGTTTTACAGATGTCTGGTCACAAAGGAAGACAAGGTCGAAAACCAAAGCTGTCGGCGAAGCATCAGCTTGATGGAACCTTTCGCAGTAGTCGCCACATTGATCGGCTGGATGCGGTGGCGTCGGAATTTCCGGCCAAATTAACACCGCCAAATGTCATCGGCGAGGAGGGAAAGTGGCTGTGGGAACTGACAATTCGCAATTTGCCTGACGGTATTCTGCGTGACCAGGACGCTGCCAAGCTCGAAATGATGTGTGTTTCATGGGAGTGCTACCGCAAACTGATCCAGCGAATGCAAATCGACGACGACCCGAAGCTGATCAGCAAACTAAAAAACCTTGCCGACCTAATCGACAAGCTCGGCAAACAGTTCGGCATGTCACCGCTAGACCGTGCGTGCCTCAAGGTCGAACCAGAAACGCAGGCCGCTGACCCATTCGCAGAATTCTTAAAGGCAGGAACCGGTTGATTAAAGCCAACGTCTATCGCGACATCGTGACCAGCTACTGCGAGGATGTGCAGGACGGCTCGGTCGTTGCGTGCGACATGGTTAAGGCGGCGGTCGCCAGATACTTCGGCGACTTGGCCAAGCAGCAGACGCCGGACTTTCCCTACCGGCTGGACCAGCAGAAGGCAGAGCGAGCTTGCCAGTTTTTCCCGCTGCTGCTGCGTCACAGCATCGGCGAGTTCGTCGGGCATCCGTTTCACCTCTCTCCCTGGCAAGCGTTCATCAACTGGAATCTGTTCGGCTGGGTGCGGGAGGACGGGACTCGCCGATTCCGCAGGGCGTTTATCAGCGTTGCCAGAAAGAACGGCAAGTCTAGCTACTGCGCCGGGCTGTCTCTGCTGCTGACGGCAGCTGACGGCGAGGCTGGCGCTGAAGTCTACATCGGAGCAACGAAGCTGGACCAAGCCCGCATCATCCACCGGGAAGCCAACCGGATGTTGCGTCAGTCCCCTTACCTTGGCAAGCACGCCAGCATTACCAAGGACAACGTGGCGTTTGAGTCCATCAACAGCTACCTGCGACCGCTGGGCAGTGACAAACCCTATGACGGCTTGAACCCTCACGGCGTCTTCTTCGACGAGCTGCACGCTTGGCAGGAATACCACCGGGACTTCTACGCCACGATGACTACCGGCTCGGCAGCACGGACGCAGCCAATGCAGGTGATGATCACCACCGCCGGCAACGACCGCAGCCGCATCTACAACGAGGAACTGGCTTACACTCGCGGCGTCATCAAAGGCGACTGGCGGGACGACAGCACGTTCGGCATCGTGTTTGAACTGGACGAAGCTGACGACCCGTTTGAGGAGGCCAACTGGGAAAAGGCCAACCCAAACATCGGCATCAGCGTCAAGGCTGACTATCTGCGGGAACAGGCAACCAAGGCCAAGAACAAGCCGCAGGCTCGGCACGACTTCCTACGGTATCACTGCAACAAGGCCGTCAGCAGCGTTGAGAACGGAATCACGGCGGAACTGTGGGACGAAATTAGCGGGCCGCTGTCGGACTGGTCGCAGGCGGATGCGATTGCGGCCGGCGTCGACCTCGGCGGCAAGGACGACTTGGCGGCGTATGCACTGGTGGCAAGATTTCAGATTGGCGAAACGGACGACGAGCGGGGACAGCCTCGGCCCATCTACCGGTACGAAATGCTGAGCCGGGCATTTATTAGCGAGGAGTCTCGGCGGGACTTTACCCAGCAGCCGTGGGCGCAGTGGCTGCACGACGGACGGCTGGTCAAGTGCCGCTACGTGGTGGCCAGCCTGCGGGATAGTTTGCTGGACGACTGCGAACGGCTGGGCGTCAGCATGGTGGCGTTCGACCCGTACAACGCCAGCCAGCTGGGCGATGAACTAGACGCAGCTGGGCTGACAGCGGTGAAGATGCCGCAGGCCCATCACCATTTTAACGAAGTGCTACGTGAGTTTCAGGCGGCGGCGGCTGAAGGTCGGCTGCGTCCGTATGCCAGCGACCAGGTGCTGCGATGGTGTGCCCTAAACATGGCGATCAACCGCAACAGCCGTGATCAGATTATGCCGGACAAGAAGCACAGCAAGGAAAAGATTGATGCAGTTGTGGCGGGGCTGATGGCGATGCGGGCGGTAATGGTTTGCAAGTCGAAGTTCACAGGCAATTTATTCATCGGCTAGGAGTCAGGGATGAGCTTTGGCATTAACGGATTGCTGAAATGGTTCAACGGCAGCGACGATGGAGTCACGCCGGTTAACCCTAATTCAATGCTGAGCCTTAGCGGCGTCTGGTATGCGATGACCAAAATCAGCGGCATCGTTGGCCAGATGCCACTGGAAGTCAAACGCAAGCTATCCGGCGGCGGCGCTGAAGATTCCACCTCGCACGCCGCATGGCAGCTGATGCGATGGCAGCCCAACGACTACCAGACAGCCGATATTTTCAAGGAGACGCTGCAGGGCCACGCACTGGGATGGGGCAACGGCCGTGCCGTTATCATTCGCCAAGGCAATCGGCCTATAGAGATTCTGCCGCTGCGTCCAGACCGCACCAGAACGCTGCTGATTGCAGGCGAAAAATACCACGTGACCAACCCAGTCATGAGCGACGACAAGATCGCACAGTACGCTGGCAACTTTGAAGAGGCGATTGCGGCCAACCCAGAAACCACGATTGTCATCCATGACCGGGACGTGATTCACATTCAAGGCTTTGGCTATGACGGCGTTGAGGGCAAATCGTTTGCCAGTGCCGCCAAGGATTCGCTTTCGATGGGCCTGAACGCACAGCGGCTGGCAACCAAGCAAAGCGAAAAGGGATTCACTGGCCGGCTGATGCTACAGGCACCGCCGGGCAGCTTCAGGGACGAGAAGCAGGCCAGCGAATTCCTGACATCATTCCGCAGGCATCACAACGAAGACGGCGAACTGGTCGGCCTGCTGCGGGAAGGCGTGACGGCCAACGTGCTGACCATGAGCAACCACGACGCACAGTTCGTCGAACAGCAGAAGTTCAACCGCACCGACATCATGCTCTGGTTTGGGCTCGAGTCGATGCCGGGCGATGAAACCCGCAGCAGCTACAGTAGCCTCGAACAGAAGCAGCTGGCCGAGCTGCAGAACGTCAACCGCTGGCTGGTCAAATGGGAAGTGCAGTGCCGGGCCAAACTGCTGAGCGTTGCCGAGCAGCGGGCTGACTCGCATTACTTTAAGTTCAACCGTGGCACGCTGATCATGACCGACTTTAAGACCACAGTCGACACGCTGGCACAGGGTATAGTCCACAAGATCATCAACCCGAACGAAGCCCGTGGCAAGCTGGACATGAACCCATACGACGGCGGCGAGGTCTACAGCAACCCCAACATCAGCGTTGATACGGTCGACCCCAGCGGCGACGATTCAAACGACGACGACGCCGACGAGATGCAGGCCGAGGAAACACAGCAGCCAGCACCCGCCTCGGCTCGTGCCCAGCTGCAGCACATGGTTGGCGTGGAGTGCAACCGCATCCGTGACCGTGGATTGCGTGCCAAGAACTGGTGCGAATGGGTGGATGCGTTTTATGGTCGCTGGCAGGAACGGCTGGAAGCCACGGCCGGGGCTGAAGACTGCGACGTGGCGGCCTACTGTTCCAGCCACCGGACTGCCCTGATTGCTGCGGCTGACCACCAGCCAGAGCAGTTTGTGCTGGCGGTGACGGGTCTGGTCGACCACTGGCGTCAGCATGGCGTCGAGGAACTGGTGAAGCTATGACCGAAAAGGTGTTTGTCTGTGTCGGGCCAAACAAAGGCGACCTGTCGATGCTCCAGCTGATGCAGGGCAACGACCGGTTTTATTTGTTTGAACCGCTGCCAGACGCTGCTGATTACCTGCGGCGACACAATGCACACCTCAGCGACATCTTCCACGTTGTTCAGGCGGCATGCGGGGAAGCGGACGGCACGAGGACGCTGACTGTCTACAACCACGATGGCGTCAGCAGTAGCCTCGGCGTTTGCACGGAGCAGGCCCGGGAGATGTACCCGCACGCCGACCTATGCGAAAAGGAGCAGCACGAGGTCCATGTCGTCAACCTGTGCAGTTTCCTTGAATGGGCTGGCGTCAAACAGATTGAGACGCTGATGATTGATGCACAGGGAATGGACCTAGCAATACTGAAAACCATGCGGCCGTACTTTGAGCGCCAAGCCGTGCGGCGGGTGATTCACGAAATCGACGTGGACGGGTTCCGGCATTACGACGGATTGCCAGACAATTCACTGTCTGGGGCAGTGGCGTACATGGAGCAGTTTGGCAGTTACCAACCGTACCGGCTGCCGGACAGGAACGACTTTAACTTTGACCTTGAATGGAGGCTGGCCACATGCTGAAAGTAAACGAGAAGACGCGTGAGCTGTTTGTCTATGGCCAGATTGGGCCTGCCGACTGGGGATTCATCGGCGGTGATTCAATCGTCGAAGCCTTGGGCGTGCTGGGAGATGGTCCAGTTAGCGTCAGGCTGAACAGTCCCGGCGGTTCGGTCGACGAGGCTACAGCCGCGGTTGAGAACCTGCGGCGACACAATGGCGAGGTCAGCGTGAGCATCGACGCGTTGGCAGCCTCGGCGGCAACGCTGTTTTTGGTGAGCGGGTTCAAGGTTGCAGCTGCACCTCGAGCGATGGTCATGATTCACGAACCGCACACGATTGCGATCGGCGATGCGGCATCCATGCGGAAGACGGCCGACATCTTGGAGAAGTACCGCGACTCTCTGGTCGATGCGTATGCCGCCAAGATGAACGCCACGAAAGACGAGATCCTGTCGATGGTGGCCAGCGAAACTTGGTTCACTGCGAAGGAAGCACTGGCCGTTGGGCTGGTTGATTCCATTGCGGAAGTGCCAAACGCACCCAAGGCGATGGCATCGCCGAGCATGTTCAAGCACGCACCGCAGGAATTGTTCGACGCTACCAAGCCAGCCACGCCGGTAGAGAACCGTTTCCCGAGGCTGATTGCCGCCAAGATGCGGGCAATTCAGCTGCGGTGCCGCTAACGCTTGACCACCTGCTGGAAATACGTACTATTCACATCAGCGGCAAGTGCCGCAAACATTCAAACAAACTCCCGCTAGAGTTCGGTTGTCATCGACTCGACGGGCTGACGTGTTTCAAACAACCACGTCGGCTGTCGCAGTCGATTTTTTGTGCTGTCCGGCAGTCGGCACAGAAAAAGGACAAAACATGAAGACTGTCAAGGAATTGCAAGAAGCGATTCAGGACCAGCACGACCGAGTTGCTGCCATCCTGAATGTGGCCAAGACTGAAGGCCGCGACCTGAGCGCCGACGAGGAGAAGGAAGTCGACGAGCTGCAAGGTAAGGGCGACCAGGTCGGCAAGATTGGCGAACTGGAAGCCAAGCTTGAACGGCTGCAGAAGATCGAAGCGGCGCAAAAGGCGATTGCCCGCCAGCGGTTTGCGGCTGATCCGGCTCCCGAAGCAGCTGTTGACGGCGAGCTGAATGTTTCGGCAATCCGCGTACCTGCCAAGGCAAAAAGCTCGTCGGTTAAGGCTTTCACCGGACCAGACGCCGAGAAAGAAGCCTATGTTGCCGGCCAATTCTTTCTAGCTTTGAACGGCAACGAGTCGGCGAGCAGCTGGCTCAAGTCGCACGGTGTATACAACACCATGAAGGGCAACGACAACACGGCCGGCGGGTTCCTTGTTCCCGACATCATTGAATCGGCGATCATTCGCAACGTCGAGCTGTACGGCGTTGCACGTCGTGAGTGCCGTGTTTATCCGATGGGGCCAGGTGTTACCCTGCTCCCACGGCGTGCCAGTGGTTTCACCAGCTACTTCGCGGCTGAAGCGTCCAGCGTAACGGCATCGGACTTGGCGTTTGACCAAATCCGCCTTGAAGCCCGCAAGCTGATGGTGTTCAGCAGCTGGTCCAGCGAACTGCCAGAGGACAGCGTTGTCGCCCTTGGCGATTTGCTGACTCAAGAAGTTGCCCAATCGTTTGCTACGAAAGAGGATCAATGCCTCTTCCTCGGCGACGGAACCAGCACCTACGGGGGCATTGTCGGTCTGGAAAGTGCGTTGGCGGCTGGTTCAAAATCGACTACCGCCAGCAATGTTGACACGCCGGCAGAAATTACCATTGCTTCCTTTGAGGACGCAATGAGCAAGCTGCTGTTGATTCCTGGCATCCAGCCGAAGTGGTACTGCCACAGCAGCATCTACTACAACGTGCTGCAGCGTCTGGCGATTGCATCCAGCGGTAACACCGCCGCCAACTATGCCGCCGGAATGGGGCCGATGTTCTACGGCTATCCAGTCGTGTTCTGCCAAGCAATGCGAAGCGGCGCACCGACTACCGACCTGTCCGGCTATGACATCGCCTACTTTGGCGACCTTAGTAAGTCGGTGACGATGGGCCAGAAGCGCGGCATCAGCATTGCGGTAGACAACAGCTACGGCTTCAACACCGACAGCGTCTACTTCCGAGCGACCGAACGCTTTGACATCAACTGCCATGAACGTGGCACGTCAACCACCGGCGGGCCGATTGTCGCTGTCAAGTGCAACGCCAGCTAGTAGTGATCCAGGTGTACTGCTCCGCCTGGGACCGTCGGGCGGGAGTGGGCAACTGCTCCCGCCTTTTTCCTGACCAACTTTCCAAATAAGGATCAAAGATATGAAGTATTTACAGAGTGCCGTTTACAGCACACTGCTGGCACCAATCACTGCGGCCACCACCGCACGAACTGCCAACCTTGACTGCCAAGGCGTTGAATATGCAACTTTCGTCATTGCCGTTGGTGCTGGTGCCAATACCAACACCACTGGCGTTGTCGTTTCCCTTAAGGAATCTGACGACACCACGGCATCGAATTTTGCGACGTTCAACAGCACCTACGCATTTACCATCACTAATGCGTCGGCTGCAAAAAATGCTCTCTTGCATGTTGACATGCAGGGTCGCAAGCGTTACCTGCAAATCGGACTGACTCCTGACACGACCACAAACGGAGCCGTATTGACTTCCGTTATCGGCTGTGCCCGCAAGGAAATCGCCGACTCAGCAAACACCAACAACGGCGATTTCGTCAAGGTTGGTTAATCATAAGACGGTCTTACCAGTGCGGAGCAGGTGCACATGGATACACACAGGGAAGCAAAAGTCGCGGCGTTTATGACGGCTCCACGCTACGAATGCGTCTGGAGCCGGAACGTCATCGACCATGCGTTTAAGCAGGCAGGGATTCCGCTGGTTGTCTCTGGCGGCGTGTTTTACGGCCAGTGCATGCAGCGGATGTTCATGGATGCGATTGAGGCTGGCATTGAGATTGCGATCACCGTTGACTTCGACAGCTGCTTTAACCTCCAGCAGTTACATCGTCTGCTTGGCGTTTTGTGCAGTGATGAGAAATACGACGCAGTAGCGGCGATGCAGTGCAAGCGAGGCAAGCAAATCCCGCTGTTTACCGTTGGCGGCCAAACACAGGTCCAGTACGCCGGCGAGCCGATTGAGGTGACGACAGCTCACTTTGGGCTGACGGCCATCAAGCTGGACCGGCTGAAGGACATTCCCAAGCCTTGGTTCTGGTCAAAGCCAGACGAGAACGGATGCTGGACCGATGCCAAGATTGACGACGACATCTGGTTCTGGAACGTGTTCCGGCAGGCTGGGCGTCGGGTTTGGGTGGATGTCGAAACACGCATTGGCCACATGGAAGAAATGATCGCCATTTACGACGAGAACCTTCAGCCAAAGCACATCTACCCAGAACAGTGGCGAGAGCAGTTTCTAAGCAAGAAGGAGACGGGCAGCAATGCAGATGAAGCAAGTCGACAAAGTGCAAGTTGAGTTTGTGCGTGACTGGATGAAGTTCAAAGTCGGCGACATCCACGAAATGTACCCCGGCGAAGCGAACGCAATTGAAAGGTTTGGACATGGGCGGATACTCAGCAAGCGGACCACTTCGGACAGCGGACAAATCGATCACGCAGTCGTCGCCGACGGTCGAACCGCTGATGCTGAGCGAGGTGAAAAAGCACCTCGAAATCGCAAACGCTGACACGGCCCACGACGAACATCTGCAGCGTCTGTTACAGGAAGCCCGCGAACAGGTGGAGCATGACTGTCAGGTTTGTCTGGTTAATCGCACGGTTACGGAAAAGTTCAACTGGAGCGGCGACGAGGAGTACTGGCAGCTGTACTACCGGCCCATCTCCTCGGTCACTTCGATCACCTACTACGACACAACCAACACACAGCAGACGTTTTCGGCCAGCCTCTACAGCCTGGACGCAGACCGTCGCCGCATCTGGCTTAATAGCAACTCGGCATGGCCGACAACCTACGACCGCTGGGATGCCATCACCGTAACCTACGTGGCTGGGTACAGTGCCAACGGTGCAGCTGTGCCGCAGATGTTCAAGCAGGCGATGCTGCTGCTGATTGGATACTACTTTGAAGAACGCACGATGATGGGCAACGAAATCATCACGGGCGGATTCAAGGCTTACGAGAACCTGCTGGCCAGAATGAAGCGGAGCAACTACCCGTGAGACTGAAGGCTGGCAACTACCGCGACCGCATCGACGTCTACCGCGAAACCAGTTCTGCTGGTGCAGACGACCCGGCGTTTGGTTCAACGCTCTGGCGCGATCTCCCGTGCGCCATCAATGCTGTCAGCGGCGGCGAAACGTACCGCGGCCGGCAGCTCGAGGCGACCGTCACGCATGTGATGGAAATGAGATATTACGAAGGCATCCTGCCAAACATGCGGGCCTACCAGCCACTGACTGGCACCTACTACGAAGTGAGCCGGGTGCTGGCGATGGACAACAACACGCAGCTGCTGCTTCAGACCACGGAGGTGGCACTGTGACGAAGATGTCAATTGAGGTGATCGAAGACATTCCCGTTGAGGAGTATCTGACTAAAATCGAATGGGAAATGCGGCACAAGGTATTGGCTAGAGCGTTGCGAGAATCTGGCAAGCTGGTCCAAGCGGCAGCAGTTCCACGCATTTCTCGCAGCGAGGTTACAGGTTCAAGCAAAAAGAAAAGCAAGAAACAGCAGGCACGTGACGCTGCCCGCAAACCACTGGCGGAAAGCATTGACATTAAAGTCAAAAAATACGACGACGGACTGCGGTTCGTGGCACTTGTCGGGCCTCGCAAAGATTCATCAATCAAAGGCAGTGTTGCACACGCACACCTGCTTGAGATGGGCCACAAGGCCTACTACTGGAGCAAGACCCCAGCAACTCGCGACACCTTCGTGCGGGCCAAACGATGGCTTGCACCTGCCGTCGATACCACGATGAGTCAACAGCTGGAAACTGTACGCACGACGTTAGAGCGTGCCGTCAAAGCAGCGGCGAGGCGTGAACGTAAACGACTAAAGCTGATGGGGAAATAATGCCAGACATCCTCAGCGATTTGCGAACCTACCTAAAAACCAAGTCGGCGATCACCAGTCTTGTCGGCACTGGCGACGCTGCCCGCATCTATTTTCACGATGCCAAGGAAGGGGCAACGCTGCCGTTCATCATCCTTGAAATCTTCGAGGGCGAATCCAACGAACATTTGACGGGCATCAGCGGAATCTGCAGCAATCGGGTGCAGGTCGACTGCTACGGCGTGACGGCGGCGGCGGCATACACGCTGGCCGAAGCAGTTCGACTGGCACCGCTGCAGATGTATCGCGGCAACATGGACACCAGCAAGGTTTGCAACGTTACCAGCAATGTCAGCTACCGGCGAGGCTTTGACCCGCCAGTCACAGGTTCCGCACAAAAACGGTATTGGGTGAGCAGGGATTACGTGATCACGTACACAGAGGCAACGAGTTAGGAGTCTAACACATGGCAAATACACGAATTGACACCGGCCACGGCGGCACAATCGCCTTTGGAACCAGCAGCCGTGGGCTGAACTGGCTGACCATTGACCCGGGCGAACGCAGCCGACCAGCCGTTGACATCACACACCTCGCCAGCACCACGCCAACCTATATGGTCGGCGACTTGGAAGAACCCGGCGAAGTTACGCTGACCTTCCAGTGGGATCCGGCTGGCACCGCTGGCTGGTACGCCACCAGCACCGCAGCGGAAACCGTGACTATCACTTGGCCAGTCGCACCGGGCGGCACAACGGCCGCAACCTACGCCGGAACTGGCATCGTGACCCGTGTTCGATTCCCGAACCTGCAGACCAACCAAGTGCAGACCGGCGAGATGACCGTGAAGTGGACTGGCAGCACACCGCCAGCTTGGACCGCAGGCAACTAATCGGAGGCACAGATGGCAGAACGTGTACGGCTGGCAC